AGAGGCTAAAAAAGCAGGATGGAAGTCTGGTGTTATGAACATCTAAACTGAAATTTAGGAACAGAGAGGAGAAACATGGGAAGAGAATTGAAGCGTGTACCACTGGATTTTGATTATCCATTACATAAAGTTTGGTACGGATATTTTGTAGATAACATTTCGTTTTGTATATCTTCGCAAAATGAGGAATATTGTGAAAATTGTAAGGAGTTTGCGAGGATCAAAGGGATTGATACAGAACAGTATGGATGCCCTAAATTTGATGAGTATTTCAAACAAATTAAGGACAAATTAAAGGAACTCTGCGAACCGCCGAAGGGAGAAGGCTATCAGTTGTGGAATACTACGAGTGAAGGGAGCCCCATAAGCCCTGTGTTTGAAACATTGGACAAATTGTGTGAATGGTGCGAAGTTAATGCAACTACCTTTGGTAAATTCAAGGCAACAAAGGAAGAGTGGAAAGAAATGCTGCAAGATGGCTTAGTATATCACAAAGAAGGAAATGCCATTATGTTTTAGTGGAGGAGAACGGGATGATGGATTTTTGCGAAAAAATAATAGCGGCATTCCCAGAATCCATCCGGACAGTGAAAGGAGTGATAGAAAAAGGAAAAATGTTAAAAGTGTAATAAGTATCATAATACACAATCGGAAAACCCAGTGCAGAGGGGCCTGCAATCGATCACATAATAATAGCGGTACAACCACCGACCAAAGTAGACTGTACCGCTCACTGCTTAAGGACATCATATCATAATGTGATACCTTAGGCAACATGAAAGAGGTGCGCTTATGACGAAAAACGACCTGATCAACGAAGTTGCCTATGAATTGAACGATTTTTTAAGCAAGGAACAGATTGACCGCATGAAAATCACCTTGTATGTAAAATTACAGGACTTTGAGCTGGCAGAGATCAAACAGCTGCCTATGACTATGGAGCATGACAATGAGTGGTTAATGCAAAGGTATTGTGTAGACGGCGTGGCAGCAGGACTCCATGCAGGGACAATACGAAGCTATATTGGGATAATAAAGAAATTCTTCGAATTTGTGAATAAGAATTATAAATATGTGACAGCACAGGATATTACAGATTACCTTGCTATTAGATCCTATCGTGATCACATCAGCCACAATTATAAATCCACAATATACCGGTACTTATGCACATTCTTTTCCTGGGCATTTAAAAAGAGGCATATCCAGGATAATATCATTGATGGCGTTGATCGTGTTAAGCAGGTGAAAAAGAAAAAGGTTCGCCTGACGGATGAGGAAGTGGAAACTATCCGTTATGCATTGCAGACACCCAAGGAAAAGGCTTTGTTTGAATTGATGATCTGTACCGGCATGAGAGTTGGAGAAATCTCTTGCCTCAATGTGTCAGATATTGATCTGACAAATAAGCAGGTATCAATTTACGCAGAAAAAACGGATACCTACCGCACCGGAATGCTTACGCCGGTAGCGGTCATGGCATTAAGAAATTATATCGGGGACAGACCGGGAACAGATCCGCTGCTTTTGGCAGATCGGGCACCGTATAATCGGATGCGGGAGTATGGCATAGAAAAGCTGGCCAAGGAGATGGCAGTCAGGGGAGGAGTGACCAGGATCACAGCCACGGTGCATGTGTATCGTAAGACATTTGCAAGTGTACTGTATCGCAAGACTGGGGATGTACTGTTGGTGAGTAAGCTGTTAGGTCATGCAAAGCCTGATATGACAGTACAGTATTACTTAATTGATGATATTGAAGAAATGCAGCACAAGTATAACAGAGTAGCATAGTAACAGCACCGGAAGTTGCACCGGTGCAACAGAAAGGAGAAAGCATCGATGCAAAGAATTAACAGAGCAAGCTGGAGGATTATCGAAACTATATTATTACGATACCCTCAGCGGAAGAAAGAATATGAGGAGTACATATCGGACATTATGGCATCACCGGCGGGAGGCAGCAGTCGTCCGTCGGATCCTGCCAAGGAAAGAGACAAGGCACAGTCTGTCACAGAGGCAAAAGCCCTGAAGATGACATCCGTATACCATGAACGGATCAAGAAAGAGATTGAGGCAGTGGAATTTGTATATAATTCTCTTCGACCAGAAGAACAGAAGGTAATAAGAATCAGGTACTGGAGTAAAGGTCTCAGAGCACCGATTCCCTACCTAAAAATCGGTGGTGCCTCGTACAGTGAGAGACAAATGAAGAGGATAGTTTTTAAGACTATAGAACAGATTGGAAGGTATATTGGGGAGTTAAAGTAAAAGATGGCATGATTTCGCATGTCAAATGTGATAATATAGTATCGTGATAAATTAGTGACAGGGCAATGCAGATAGCTGCGTTGCCTTTTTTCGTGGAGTTGCACCGGTGCAACTTTAGAGAGATGGTGAGCAGATGGCAAAAGGCAAATATAAATATTGGCTGACACCGGAAGGCTTACTAAAGCTGGAAGGATGGACAAGGGATGGACTAACAGAAGAGCAGATCGCTAGTAATATGGGAATCTCTAGGTCTACATTAAATGAATGGAAAAAATTGTATCCGGACATTTCGGACACCCTAAAAAGGGGAAAGGAAGTTGTGGACCTGCAAGTGGAAAATGCGCTCTTGAAAAGGGCACTGGGATATCGGTATACAGAAGACAAATATGTAAGCGTTCCGATGGAGCAGGAAGAATATAGTCAAAAGCTATTTGAATATATGAATCGCTACAAACTGGAGCATCCGGAGGCAACAGATGATGAGCTGATGCTTGTAAGAGAGAAGTTCCCTAAAACAAAAGAAATGCTTGTGGAACGAAAAGTAAAAGAAGTAGAGCCGGATACCACGGCCCAAATATTCTGGTTGAAGAACCGAAAACCGGATAAATGGAGAGATAAACAGGATGTCCAGATCTCCGGAGAACTCAAGTCCGAACAGAGTAAACTGGATGACCTGATCAGACAGATGCGTGGTGATGGGTAATGAGCGCAAGTAAGCTCCTGTTGTCAGAGAAATACAAAGCATTCCTGAAATGTGATGCTCCGGTGGAATTCCTGGAAGGAACCACGGCGGCAGGTAAAACAACGGTAGGAATCTTCAAGTTTATGCTTAAGGTGGCGGAAAGCCCCAAGAAGCTGCATATCATTGCAGCGGATGACACCGGAACTGCTGAGAAGAACATCATCAACAAGGACCTTGGTATATTGGATGATTTCGGGATCCTGGTGGAGTATAACGGCAGCGGAACCAAAGACGATAAGATTCCGCATCTGATTCTGCATACTGGCAAGGGGGATAAAGTAATTTATGTGCTGGGCTACGGTAACAAGAAAAAGTGGAAGAAGGCCCTGGGTGGACAATATGGCTGTCTGTACATAGATGAAGTAAATACCGCAGACATAGATTTTGTCAGAGAAGCATCCATGAGATGTGATTATCTGATGGCAACACTGAACCCGGATGATCCGGGACTGCCGGTGTATAAAGAATATATCAACTGTGCGCGTCCTCTTCCGGAATGGAAGGATGAGACACCGCAGGAAATCATAGAGGAACTGAAAGAAGAGCCAAAGGACGGATGGATCCATTGGTTCTTTTCTTTTAAAGACAATGCAGGCCTTCCACCGGATAAGCTGCAGATGATCCTGCAAAACACACCTAAGGGTACCAAAATTTGGAAAAACAAGATTCAAGGTCTCCGCGGAAAAGCGACAGGGTTGGTATTCTCCAACTTTGTCAGAAAGAAACATGTTGTTACTGCTGCGTGGGTGAAGAAACAGATTGCGGATGGGAATATCCGTTTCAGGAAGTTTACAGCAGGACTGGATACATCATATTCCTCAAAATCTCCGGATACTATTGCAATGATCTTCCAGGGCATTACGGATGACCGCAAGCTGATCACACTAGCTGAGAAGGTATATAGCAATGCGGATCTCAGTGTGCCGCTGGCTCCTTCTGACACAGCGGTAAAGTTTATAGCTTTTCTGGATAGATGCAGATCGGAATGGGGATTTGCAAAAGAGTCTTTTATTGACTGCGCAGATGCGGCGACAATAACAGAACTTCGGAAGTATAAGCGCCTGCATGGGTGCCTTTATAATTTCATTGAGTCCTACAAGAAGGTAACAATACTGGACCGTATCAATTTACAACTGGGATGGATCCAGCAGGACTGCTATCTGGTAGTTGAGGATTGTACAAACCATATCTCGGAATTGGAACGCTATTCATGGGACGAGGAAGAGGATGTCCCGGTACCGGAGGATAAGAACGACCATACGATCAATGCAAACCAGTACGGATGGATTCCATACCGGAATATGATTGGATTCGAGGAGGATAAACAGAGGTGAACCTGATGGAAAAGATAAATGAGAATATCAAAAGAGGTATACGGAGCTGGCTGAATGTTTCTCCGGCGAATCCCTATGTGTTCAATATCAATGAGATGATGGACTTCGAGGGGAATGCGATCCGAAACCGCATCTGGTATCGTGGTGACAGCAACGAACTTGAGCAGTTCTATGAGCAGAATGCGGAATATGCAGATAAATATAAATTCTGGTCCAGCAAGAGTACACCGGGGATGGAAATGCGCAAGATCCACACAGGTGTTCCGGCGCTTACGGTGAGAACTCTGGCAGCAGTAGTCCTTCCGGATATGGGGGAATTTGAATTTTCCTCAGAGAATGAAAAGCAGAAACAGATATGGAAAGACATTGCAAAGCCTGAGAATAATAACTTTGCCGATAAGATAGAGGATGCAATCAAAGAGACGCTGTATATCGGAGACGGGGCTTTTAAAGTGTCCATTGATACAGAGCTCAGTAAGTATCCTATTTTAGAATGGTATGCCGGGGATCGTGTCGAAATCATCCGGAAAAAGGACAAGGTCAGGGAAGTAATATTTAAGACACCATACAGCGGAGGAGGCAAGACATATGTGCTCAATGAGATATATGGATATGGGTATGTAAAGAACGAACTGTATCTGGATAACAGACAGGTTCCGCTGACTACATTACAGATAACCGATTCACTGGAAGACGTGACCTTCGATAAAAGCGTTATGCTGGCGGTGCCTATGATGTTCTATAAGTCGGCAAAATATGAAGGACGTGGCGGAAGCATCTTTGACGGAAAGGTGGACAGCTATGATGCGCTGGATGAAGTATGGAGCCAGTGGATGGATGCACTGAGAGCAGGAAGAGCAAAAACATATATTCCGGACTGTCTGGTTCCGAGGGATCCGAAAACAGGAGCTGCGATAACACCGAATCCGTTCGATAACAGATATTTTGCAGCAGAAGGAGACCAGCGCGAAGGGCAGAAAAACGTAATCAGTACAGACCAGCCGAGCATTCCTCATGACAGCTATCAGGCTTCCTACTGTACAGCACTGGACCTTTGCCTGCAGGGGATCATCAGTCCTTCTACACTGGGGATTGATGTAAAAAAACTGGATAATGCAGAAGCGCAGCGTGAAAAGGAAAAAACAACGCTGTACACAAGAAATATTATCGTGGAAACTCTTCAGACAGTATTGCCACAGGTAGTATCCATGTGTATCAACGCATATCACCTGATGAAGAATGAGGCAGTGGAAAGTGTAGAGGTAAATCTCCCATTTGGAGAATATGCCAATCCTTCATTTGAATCTCAGGTGGAAACAGTTGGTAAGGCAAAGCAGAGCGGAATCATGAGCATTGAGCGCTGTGTGGAGGAATTGTATGGTGACAGTCTGGATGATGATTGCAAAAAGGAAGAGATCGCAAGGCTCAAGGCAGAGCAGGGTATTCAGAGTATTCCGGAGCCGGAAATCAGGACGGATGCAGGAGAATTCAGGATAAACGGATTTACAGGAGGCAGTGATGGAAGTAAAAGTAGCGAAAAAAACATACCGGATGAACCGGGAGGAATACCAGGGGCTCCTGAAGGTGGCCAGTGAGCAGGTCCCGAAAGGAATCTATGCAGTGGAAAAAGGTAATTATGCGGAACTCCGATGTGATCATTGTACCAGCGTCACGCAGATCAAGACATTGACCAGACAGTTTAAAAGCCAGGGATTCAAGGTATATGCAAACGGCAGGTGATTAGATGCCTAAGATAAATTCAGAATATGATATCGGAGCAGCATTCCAAGCTATTGAGAATGAACTCATTGCTTCCATGATCCGGAATATGCGAAGACATAAGATTGAGGAAATCGATGAGGACAAGCAGTGGTCCATGTGGCAGGCAGAACAACTCCGGGCACTGGAAAAGTACAGAAAAGAGAATCAGGAGCGGTTCGGTGCGAAATTCAAGGATATCAATAACCGAATCGAAGCACTGATCAGTACTGCCAGGGATGAAGGAGATATGGAGCAGGAGATAGCCATACTGGAGGCTATAAAGAAAGGTTTCCAGGCAAGAAGAGTAAGTCCGGGAGCATCGGCGGCATTCTTCCGGTTGAACCAGAGGAAGCTGGAGGCGCTGATCCGGGCGACCACATCAGACATGGAAAAGGCTGAGACAGCCGTCCTGCGCATGGCAAATGACCAATATCGCAAGATTATTTTTAATGCTCAGGTATATGCCAACAGTGGAGCAGGGACTTATGAGAAGGCGGTAGACATGGCTACAAAGGATTTCATTGCCGCTGGTCTTAACTGTGTGGAATATGCCAATGGATCCAGGCACACATTGGCAGACTATGCGGACATGGCAATACGGACAGCCAGTAAGCGTGCATACCTGCAGGGGGAAGGGCAGAAAAGGCAGGAATGGGGGATATCCACGGTGATCATGAATAAACGTGGAAATCCCTGCCCAAAGTGTTTACCGTTTGTTGGTAAGATACTGATCGATGATGTATGGAGCGGTGGAAGTGCTAAGGACGGACCATATCCACTGATGAGCGCGGCAATCGCGGCAGGACTATACCACCCTAGATGCAGAGACAGCCACACTACCTATTTTCCAGAACTGGAGGATTTGGATAATGAATACAGTAAAAAAGACATAGAAGATATCGAAGAACAGAACAGGAAAGAAGCAAGACAGCAATATGCGGAGAGACAGGAGAAGAAATTCCATAGATTAGCATCATTTTCACTGGATCCTGAGAATAAAAGCAAGTATTGCGAGAAGGAAAAAGAATGGAGTCAGGAAACAGAAGTTCGGTATAAAGTTCCTGATGAGGTGAAAGTACCGAGATCGGATACTCCGCAGATCATGATAGATTTAATGGATCAGTACACAACAGATGAGTGCATTCAGATAGATGGAAAGTCAGAATATGCCTTTTCGTATGATCTTGATAATGATTTGATATTTGTCAATCCGAAACATCCACAATATGAGGAGGAGAACTATAGGGCTGTATTAGCACATGAATTAGCCCATAGAATTGACCACAATGAATACGGTAGTCCTATGCATACTGAATTCTCAGAAGCAATTAAGAGTACAGAAAAAAGGATTTTGGAATCAAAGGAAAGATATCAAAGTAGACTTGATAAAAATGGGGATTTAGAGTACGATTATTTCGTTAGTGATATTATGTCATGCATAACAGACAACAAGGTGATTGGGTTATACGGACATGAATCACAATATATAGGTAAACCGGGGTACACAGAGCTGGAAATATTTGCAGACGTGTTTGCAGTATTGTATCAAGGGGATGATGAAACTGTAAGTTTTATAAAAAATGAACTACCAGAGATATATGAAACATTTTTTAAAATATTACGGGGATAATTATGCTGAAGAAAGAATTCGTAGAAAAGATGAAGAATGATAAGGAATTGCATGAATTACGGGAAAAGGTACTATTATTTGGGACCAGAGCGGATGCAGCCTATATCCTTGGAAAAGATAGAAGCTACGAAGACTATAAAGACCGTTTGCGAAAAATGATAAGAGAACACGAAGCCACCAGTCAGTAGATTGGTGGTATTTTTATGCCAAAAAGAAAGGATGAAAAAACATGAAGAAATTATTTATCAGCCAGCCTATGAAGGGAAAAACGGATGAGGCAATCAAGGAAGAGAGGCAGCAGGCTATCAGGGAAGCGGAACAGGCAGTCGGAGAACCGGTGGAGGTGATAGACTCTTTCTTTGAGGGGGCACCGGCAGATGCAAAGCCGTTGTGGTTTTTGGGAAAATCGCTGGAACTGCTCGCACAGGCAGACATTGCATATTTCGCCGAGGGATGGCAGGATGCGAGGGGATGTCGGATTGAACATACTTGTGCACAGGAATATGACATCTGTGTGGTAGAAAAGTAAAATTGCACCGGTGCAACAAATCATCTGTAATCAACACGCTTCACTGCGTGTTTTTTTATGCCCAAACACGAGCAAGGCAATAAACTGCAGCGTGGCCGGAGACACCGAAGACAATGGATCGCAGTAAGGGTGACACCCTCAAAATGGAAAGGAGTACGTTATGTTTTACAAGACAGTAAGAAGATTCTTAAACCCTGATGGGAGCCAGGGCGGAGCACCGTCAGGAGAACAGACTGATCAGCAGTCACAGCAGAATGTAGCACCGCAGATTGACTATGGAAAAATCCAGCAGATGTTGGATGGAACGCTTGCGGCAAAAGAGGATACGGCATTGAAAGCCTATTTCAAGCAGCAGGGGCTTTCCCAACAGGAGGTGGAACAGGCTATAGCAACCTTCAAGGAACAGAAGGCGGCAAATCAGCCGAATGTGGAAGCATTGCAACAACAGGCTGCAACCGCAGCAGCTGAGGCAAGACAGGCACAGATCCAACAGGCAGCGACGATGGCAGCAGTCGGACTGGGAATCAGTGTAACATCCATTCCCTATGTACTGAAGATGGCAGATTTCAGCCAGACAGTAGGACAGGATGGAAAGATCAGTAACGAGAAACTTACGGAAGCGCTGAATAAGGTGCTGGAGGATATTCCTGCATTAAAGCCGCAGGAGACAGATACTACCGGTTTCCTTCATGTGGGAACAGGAGGAGATCCTTCGCAGCATACGCAGCAGGCGACTGTACAACAGACACAGACACCGACCAAAAGATGGAATCGGTGGAACTAAGGAAAGGAAGGTATAAGATATGCCTAATTTAAACTATGCACAGCAGTGGAGTCCTGAACTCCTGCAGATCCTGATGCAGGGAGCGTTAACATCTCCCTTTATTACATCTAATGTAAGATGGCTGGATGCGAAGACATTCCACTTTACACAGATGAGCACCACAGGTTATAAGAATCACAAGAGAACCGGTGGTTGGAACACGGGATCCTTCGATCAGACAGATGTTCCTTTTACGGTAAGCCATGACAGAGACGTTCAGTTCCTGGTAGACAAGGCAGATGTGGATGAGACCAACGCAACAGCATCCATGCAGAATATTTCCAAAACCTTTGAACAGACTCAGGTAGTGCCTGAGACAGATGCACTGTTCTTCTCCCGTGTGGCACAGGTGGCACAGAAGACAGAGGGATACCACAGCGAGACTGCTATTTCAGCTTATACCAAGGCAAAGGTATTCGGAATGCTGAAGGATATACTTGCAAAAGGTAAGTTGAGACGGTACAAGGCAAATGGCAGCCTGCTTATGTATGTGGCCAGTCCCATTATGGATGCACTGGAGCAGTCCACTGAGTTTACCCGTAAGATTGAACTTACACAGATTGCTGAGGGCGGTATTGGTATCGAGACCAGAGTGACAGACATCGATGGCGTACCCATCATGGAAGTTATCGATGATGAGCGTTTCTATGATGCATTTGACTGGGAGCCTGCTGAGGGTGGATTTGCTCCTCTGAAAAAAGTTGCAGCAGACAGCACGCATAATATCGAAGCAGTAACTGGAGCTCATAAGATCAATGTACTGGTGGCATGCGGACAGACCTGTAAGACGGTTCCCAAGATCGCTTCTATCTATTATTTCAATCCCGGAACACATACCGAAGGAGACGGATACCTGTACCAGAACAGATCTCTGTCTGATACCTTTGTATTCCCGAATGGACGTGACAACAAAGTGGATAGCGTTTATGTAGATGTGGATACCGCGGAGTATACCGGGGAGTAAGGAGGGCATATGTCCTACAAACCTTATGTAAGAAAAGAAGAATATAAAGATAGCTATAATGGTAGCGTGATTCCTGACGGAGAGCTTGAAAGAGCACTTCGTCAGGCCTCCCAGCATATTGACAGCCTGACATTTAACCGGATTGTGGCAGCAGGATTCGACCATATGACAGCTTTTCAAAAGGAGACCATCAAAGAGGTTGTCTGCATGCAGGCAGATTTCGAATATGAGAATGCAGATGAAATCAATACGATTTTATCCGGCTATAGCATAAATGGAGTATCCGCACAGTTTGGAAGTTCCTGGAATATTTTCATGGAAAAAGGTATTGCCATGAAGCGGGATGTCTATTCGTTGCTGATGCAGACGGGTCTGTGTTGCAGAATTGCGAGGTGATTCCATGAAATATCCGTGTCTGGTGCCCAAAAGATTATGCAAGACAGATATCTCTGTTGCGATAGATCAGGAAGGACTGAACAAATACGGGGAGCCATTGAAGCCGGTGGAATATTCCGGAAAATGTAACTATCAGGACAAAGCCAAGACTGTGCTGACAGCCGAGAAGAAACTGATAGAGATTACAGGAGCAGCATTGTTTCCAGGAGATATTTGCCCGGAGCTTCCGGTTATATCCGGAGGAAGTGCTGTGATATTTGGGGGTAAGCGCAGGATTCTGGAAGGGCGTAAGTCGAGAAACCCGGACGGAACAGTCAACTATACGGAGGTGCTGTTGGTATGATCAGTGTAAATTCCACAGTAAAGATGAATTTTCCGAAGATCCAACAATTGACGAGAGCACAGGTGATGGCTTTAGAGCAGACCGCTGAGGCATTACATACCAATGTGGTGCAGGCACAGGTGTTCCCAAGGGATACCGGCAATCTGCAAAACGAGAGCACTTTTGTCGATTATTCGGAGAGCAGCCAGGGAAAAGTCAGTATCATATCCAGCACACCCTATGCAAGACGGCTTTATTTTCACCCGGAATATCATTTCCAGAAGACGGAGAATCCGAATGCAAGAGGCGAATGGTATGAGGACTGGATCTCTGGGAAGAAATCAGAGTACTGCCAAAAGGCATACAAACAAATATACAGGAGGATTGCCGGATTATGATGTTATCGGATGTGCGGGATTATGTGGAATCCATTGAACTGGCAGACCATGTATATATGGGAAGCCTGCCGGACAAGCAGGAGAAGTCCATCGGTGTTTATAACAGCAAACATCAGCAGGAGTATAAGACAGCATTAGGAGGACCACAACTTGTATCTTACGGGACAAAATATGTCACCCTGTTGATTCACTGGAATAATTCGCCGAGAGAGTCAGAGAAGACAGCCATGACAGCATTTGATGCGGTGAAGGCTGCAAGAAATGTAACGGTCAACAATCAGTTGATAAAATTTATACAGCCTCTTTATGAACCGCAGGATGTCGGAAAAGATGATGCCGGTATCTGCGAATGGGTCATAGAGATGGCTGTTATTTATGAGAAAGGAAAAGGTGAAAAAGAATGAGCACACCTATTACAGGAGTATATCCATGCTATGAAAACCAGTTCCAGATCAATGCGGCAGCAAGCGGTGTCGAAAAGAAAATGGTTGATATTGCGGACTGCGAGACATTCAGTGTATCTTTCGATAATGGAGTAGAGGAATGGCATCCGTTTACAGAAAAAGGATGGGTGAGACGCCTGCTTACCAGTAAGGGAGTTACCATATCCGTAACTGCGAAACGTAACGTAGGAGATGCCGGTAATGATGCTGTAGCAGCACTTGCGTGGGTAAACGGTCGCTCTGCAGAGAAAGATGTCCAGTGGACATTCCCCGACGGAACCGTGGTGCTGTTTGCCGGAGCAGTGGTGAACGTAAAGAACATTGGAGCAGGAGACTCTACAGCTGTGGCACCGTTGGAATTCGATATTATGAGCAATGGAAAACCTGAGATTACTCCCGCAGCATAAAAACAGGAGGCTATTATGGCAAAGAAAATCGTAGATATTACAGAAAAGCTGAGTTTTGACGAGAACCCGGTATTGAAGGTTAAGGATGTTACCGTAGAAGTAAATTCCGATGCAGCCACTGTGCTGAAGATCATGGGTATTTTTTCGAAGGGTGCATCAGCTAAAGAAGTGTTGGCGGTATATGAACTGATTTTTAATGAGAAGGATCGGAAAAAGATCGATAAACTGAATCTCCAGTTCAAGGATTTCCAGACAATCATCATGGCAGCAGTAGACATGATCACGGGAGACGAAGAGCCGGGAGAGCAGTGACCCGTACTATGATCTGATCGGAGATTACAGTCTGATCGTATCATCCTTCCAGGCGCAGTACGGGATCCGGCTGTCAAAAGAAATTGATACCATGAAGTGGGATGAGTTTAGGGATCTTCTTATTGGAATTGGACCGGAGACACCGCTGGGACGGATTGTAGCAATCAGGGCCGAGGAGGATAAGGATATTTTAGACCATTTTACTCCGGAACAACACAGAATCAGGAATGAATGGCGTGCAAACAGAGCAAAAAAGGTAGCGCCTGATAATATGGCAGCAGTCCTTGATCAACTGAAGAATGCGTTCATTTCTCTGGCAGGGGGCGATATACATTGAAAAAGTAGATAAGAAAAAAGTAGTGTGTCCTTACTGTGGGCATCCGGTGAATGCAATGCAGACGGAAGATGCACATTGCAGAGGAATTTATTTCCGCTGTAAAAATAAGGACTGTAAAAAGATTTTTGAGTTGAAGTTATAAGACGCTGTGCCGATGTGCCTGTCTTAGAAGGCAGGCTGGTTATGAGTGAAGCTACAAGCGTTGGACAGATCGGATTAGATCTGGTCGTAAATAAAAAGGACTTTAATAAGCAGATGAGCGGCATCCAGAGCCTGGCTACGAAAGTAGGTAAGAAACTGGCTGCCGCTTTTGCTGTAAAAAAGCTCGTAGATTTCAGTGAGAAGTGTATCGAACTGGGATCAGATCTGAGTGAAGTGCAAAATGTTGTGGACGTAACATTCCCGGCAATGTCAAAGCAGGTAGATAAATTTGCGCAGAATGCCGCAACTGCATTTGGACTGTCCGAGACGATGGCCAAGAGGTACACAGGAACCTTCGGTGCAATGGCCAAGGCTTTCGGATTCAGCGAGAAGCAGGCATACGATATGTCTACCACTCTGACAGGACTGGCGGGAGATGTGGCATCCTTTTATAACATATCTCAGGACGAAGCATATACAAAGCTGAAATCGGTATTCACTGGAGAAACAGAGAGTCTGAAAGATCTTGGTGTCGTCATGACACAGACGGCACTGGATGCCTATGCTATGGCCAACGGCTACGGGAAGACCACTGCGGCTATGTCGGAGGCAGAAAAGGTAGCCCTACGGTATTCCTTTGTTCAGAGTAAACTGGCGACGGCATCTGGGGACTTTATGCGGACTTCTGATGGCTGGGCCAATCAGGTCAGAATCCTGAAGCTGCAGACTGAGTCTTTTATGGCGGCAATCGGTCAGGGATTGATCAACGTCCTGACACCGGCAATCAAGGTGATCAATACCCTGATGGGAAAACTGGTACAGCTGGCGAATGTATTTAAAGCATTTACGGATAAATTTGCCGGGAAGAAGGGTAATGATGTAGCCACAGGCATGGCGGCTGCAGAGGATGCGTCTGCCGGAATCAGTGATAATATTAATGCCGCGGGAAAAGCAGCTAAAAAGTTAGGTGGATTACTTCCAACTGATGAATTGGATTTGCTCTCCCAGAAGACAGATTCCTCTTCGGCATACGGAGGATCTTCAGGAATAGATATTGCTGGTTTGCAGACTTCCACGCAGGAAGTTGAAGCCAGTGTGGATAAAATTTCGAAAAAACTCTCAGATGCATTCAAGATTCCCGGTGTCAAAAATTTTGCAGATCAGTTCAACAATGGTCTGAAAAAGATTGATTTCGGAAATCTGAAGGATAATTTTTCAAGAATCATGGCTCAGATGGATCCATTGGCCAAAACTACAGTCAGAAACATTGAGACAATCATGGATCCGCTGGGAGGATATCTCGGAAACAGAATCGGAAATAAGATTGCTGTTACAGCCAAGGCGGTAGACCTAGGGCTGGATGGAATTGCAAGCTATCTGGAGCGCAACAGGAAAAAGATAGAATCCTGGAGCAGTGATGTAAGCCAGTCTATTGCGAACGGATTTACAAATCTTACGGATATCAATGAGCAGATATACAATAATCTGCTCGGGGCACTGGATAAAGCAGGACCTGATATTGTAAACGGAATCAATGATATTCTGACAGGTTGTACTGGATTTGGAATGTCACTGGGAACAATCTTCGCGGAAGGGTTTGAAATTTCTACAGAACACACATTCCAGTGGATGAAAGACAATCAAGAGCTGATAGAAGGTACGCTCACAGATCTGTTTGATTTCGGTGGAGAATGTGCATCACTGACAGGAGAGATTGTGGGAGAACTTGGTAGTTCTCTTACGGACTGGTGGGAGTCTCAGGGAAGCAGTACTTTTGGAAATATTGTAGATGCTTGGAATGATATCAAGAAGACGGTTTTAGAACTGTGGAATGATATCGCGATGCCGGTACTGAATCATGCCAAGGAAGCGTTACAGGAATTATGGGAAGAAAATCTAAGACCACTATGGGATAACATTCTTGATCTGATCAGCTCAGTAGGCGATTTCCTTGCAACCGCGTGGAGTACCGTAATCAAACCAATTATCGGGTATCTGGCACCGACAATCAAGCAGGTGGCAGACATTGTGATAAACATCATGAGTACCGTATTCGCAACCGTGTCAGACATTATATCTGGAGCCATGAAAATACTGGGAGGATTGTTGGACTTCCTCACCGGAGTGTTTACTGGAAACTGGAAAAAGGCATGGGAAGGCTTACAGAAAATTACGGATGGAATCTGGCAAGCAATATGGGGATCTATCAAGGGAGTATGTAATCTGATCATTGATGGTGTGAATGCAATGATTTCATTGATATATTCTACACTACGCAATGTGGTAAATGGAATCGGAAGCGTAGCAAAGAAGGCAGGAGATCTGGTGGGAAAAGACTGGGGCTTCGAAATGCCGAGTAATCCACCGCAGATACCTAAATTATGGAATGGTGGATATGTCAAGTCTAATACGCCACAGCTTGCCATGATCGGTGATAACAGGCATCAGGGAGAAATTGTATCACCGGAAGATAAGTTACAGAAAATGGCACTGAGCGCAGCACAGGCTGCGGCAGGATCTGGAGGAACCATTTCCGTGGAAAAGCTGGATAAGATCATTACACTTTTGGAGACCATCATCAGAATTATAGCTTCTGGAAATACGATAGAAATCAATGGCGTGAAATTTGCGGAATTATTGAAAAAGATAAACAGGGAGTACTTTAAAGCAACTGGAAATTACCTGTTGCTGGATGTATAAGGAGGCAGCAGGATGGCATTTCAAGGGTGGCTGTTAAAAGTAGGAGATACAGATATTTCGAAATATGTGGATATCGAAAATTATAAGGTAAGCCCGGAACAGAGAGCAGACTTGGATTCTGACAGAAATGGATTGAATAAGTTATACCGTGAGGTCGCAGACCATTATACAACCAAAATAGAGTTCAATACAATTCCTATGGAGTCTGCAGAAATGACAGATTTTCTGCAGGTTCTGGAAACTGCATACATAAATGTGAAGGAAAGGAAAGCATTAGTCACATACTTTGATGTGAACACCGGAGAATATAAGACGGGAGAAATGTATGTGCCGAATTATACAGTAGAAACGAAGTCGTGGAACGGCATGGAGCTTGAGTATAAACCTCTGCGTGTTGCATTTATAGAGTATTAAGGAGGAGACATGGTAGATTACAAATATAAAGATATTTATAATGACACATCTGTCTCAAAAAAAATGCAGATTGAATGTAGTGATGGAAGTGTGCTGAATGAGGAGGACTGGAAAGGTGAAAGCGCAGAACTCACAGAGAGACTATGCTCAGAGAGTGAAATAAGTTTTGGCAGATGTGAGGCGAGTACTTTCAAATTGAGGGTCAGGGAACGGGTAGTACCTCTTGCAGGGAAAAAGATATCAGTATCAGTAACATTGGAAGGAGCCGATGAGGCTCCTTTTATGATGGGAGTTTATAAAGTGGATTCTGATGTACCTACGGCAGATAGAAGATATCGGGATATCGTAGCATACGATGCTATGTACGACATCCTGAATACAGATGTGGCTGCGTGGTATAACAGCCTGACATTTCCGATAACTCTTCGGCAGTTCCGGGATAGTTTTTGCAATTATGCCGGAGTGGAACAGGAAGAGATCACACTAATTAACGATGATATGGTGGTAGAAAAAACTATCGATCCGGGAGAACTCCCGGGGAAAACGGTAATCGAAGCCATCTGCGAAATCAACGGCTGCTTTGGACACATTGGTCGAAATGGTAAGCTGCGGTATGTGGTGCTGGAGCAGATGATAGAGGGAGTATATCCTGCTGATGATCTGTATCCATCCGATGATCTTTATCCCGCGGATCCGATGGGCACCACGGAGGTATCCCGGAGCAATTATATCTCCTGCCAGTATGAAGACTTTATTTGCCAGCATATTGATAAGCTGCAGATCCGGCAGGAAGAGAACGACATCGGTGCTATCTCCGGTACCGGTAATAACTGTTACATCATAGAGGATAACTTTTTGGTGTATGGCAAGTCTGCGGCAGAACTGCAGACTATCGCAGACAATGTCCTCAGCGTGATCGGTGTCGTATGGTACCGTCCGGCACAGGTGGAAGCCCGCGGCAATCCCTGCCTGGAGGTGGGGGATGGCATTTTGTTACATACGACCCGTGAAGATGTGTACACTTACATCCTGCAGCGAACCCTGAAAGGCATCCAGGCACTCCGGGACAGTTATACAGCGGAGGGTGAGGAGTACAGGACCGGACAGGTTAATGGACTGCAGAAGCAGATTATCCAGTTAAAGGGAAAAACAAATGTGCTTACCAGGACGGTGGATGAAACTCGTCTGGAAATGAAAGATATCAACCAGAATCTGTCCACGCAGATCAGCATCAATGCACAGCAGATCCTTACCAAGGTATCCAAGGACAATATCGTTTCAGAGATCAATCAGACTGCGGAAAGCATCAAGATCAAGGCAGAACGGATAGACCTGGTCGGTGTGGTAAATGCGGATGAACTGGTCAGCAAATATGCCACCATAGAGACGTTGAATGTGACCAAACTGGAGTTAAATAACCTGATTGCTACCAAGGCTACAGTAGACTCTCTCAATGCGGTGAGCAGTCGTGTGGGGAGCCTGGAAGCGGATCATGTGACAGTCTCTGATCTGAATGGTGTAAGCGCCCGTTTGGGAACGGTAGAAGCCAACTATATCAGTGCCGGAACCGTAAAGGCTAATTACATGGAAGTAGCCAACTGGACATCCTCCGGTGTAATTAAAGCGGACAGAATCAGCGCTGCGACTATCGTAAATAAGCTGTCCAGCGTGGATCTGGTCAGTGTGCGAGCAATGGGTGTCAACGGGTACATGAATTATAAAGGTACAGTAGTTGCGTGGAGAACAAAAAACATTAGTGGGACTGTTATTACTTATTTGGGACCGGAGGATTAAGAATGAGCAATTTAGAAATCAGGGAATTTAGTCAGGCCATTACGAAATTTGTGGATGAATCCAGCCTGCCGGAGGAAGTCAAGCGACTTGCATTACAGGAGGTTCTGACACGACAAGAGCAAAGAACTAGAGATGCGTTACTGGCAGAAATTGAAGCCAGGGACGCTGAGGAGCAGGAGGTGAAGCAGGATGCAGAAAGCGTATAATCCTACTGTTTGGGAAAACACTCCATCTATTAACACTCCGTTGAATGAAACGAATTTGAATAAGTTAAGTCAGGGTGTGAGTGAGATTGATAACCGTGTGATAACGCTGGACTTGACCAAGTTATCAATCACGGAAGCCAATGGTTTGGTAAAGAGTATTGAATTGAACCAGGATACAGGTGATATTACGATTACATATTATTCCGGATCAACCAGTGTATTACACACTTTAATGGCACAGATTGCCATTAACTTCAGTTACGATCCGGTTACCGAGCGGCTTATCATCTACTTAAAGGATGGGACGGAGCAGTACATAGATCTGTCTGCACTTATTACGCAGTTTGAATTTCTCGATTCGGATACCGTTTACTGGTCCATTGGAGATGATGGAAAAGTAAAGGCGGACATCAAGAACGGCAGCATTACTGCAGATAAACTGCAGCCGAACTATCTTGCAGACATCACAGTGCAGGCAGAAACAGCAACACAGCAGGCAACCGCGGCAGCGACATCTGCAGCACAGGCCAAGATAGATGCAGACCGTGCAGAATCATATGCCAGTATCACGGAACCCAAGTTTTACTTGGATGAAGCCATAATGAATCTTTATATGAAGGATGGCGTGGGTGTGGATTTTGTAGTTGATGATAATGTTTTGTATTGGAAAGTAGCATAAGGAGGAATGAACTATGGCAGCACCGGAGGGATACAAGGCTCTCGGAAAAATCGGAATATCTTACAAAGGAGATTACAACCCCAATACCGTATATGAGCGTTTGGATGCGGTATATCACAATGGCAGTACATATTTGGCAATTAAAGATGCACCGGACGGAGCGCCCAGGAACGACAAAATCAACTGGATCTATCTTGCCAAAGGTTATGATGGAGAGACAGTGGATGTGGCAGATTCAGAGATTGCATTTACGGATTCAGAGACCCGGGAAAATATTGTCAGCGGGGAAAAGGTATCTACAGTTTTTGGCAAAATAAAGAAATTTTTTACCGATTTGACAGCACCGGCATTTGCTCAGATGATCACCACAAAGGAGGATCTGCTGGCTACCAAGGTGACCGGCTACGTGCCGGATGCCAAGGCGGTAGCAGATGCATATACTGAGTTAAATGGCAAGTTAAATAAGTTTGTGACAGAAAAAGTTGAACTCGGTTCGGATGTAATATTAAGCAAAAATAGCAATTTTACAATCACATTTAATGTTACAAAAACAGGATATATACCTATGGCTGTCTGTTCATGGGCACTTTATAATAGAGATGAAGCACAATATACCCACGTGAACGGCATTGAAGTCGGAACAGGAATAAATACTGGATATGTTTATATACAGGGAAGATACTCTAATCCATCTGCCACAGGTAGGATACCAGCCAATGCATATGTCGGAGTTCTATACCAAGCACAGTAATTTTGAAATGTACTGTAAGCGGCATATTACTTATAATATAGAGGATATAGCAAAAACTATTAAACTACGCATATGGTACTATTAATATTATATTTTTAATAATCTTATTGCTAAAAGTGTCCCTCTAAATATGTTGCCTTTAATATCAGAATTATCATAAGTGCCCAATAGCATATCCATATTGGTTTGTACGGTAATTGCATAGGAATTAACACTTCCACCGCCACCAATTAAAGTACTACGTACAGTTTGGCAATGATGACTTAGAGACTCTCTAAATATAGAGTTATTATAAATAGTGTCTTTACTCATACTGTTATCTATATATCCTAATAAAAGCCACGTGCCAGGTGTCAATGATAACCTACAAATTTCTGCACTGTTATTAGAGCCAACTGCTGTATATTCGCCATATACATTTTTTATATCAAACCAATTTAACTTGCCATTTAGTGTAGTAGATCAGACGGCGGGTGCAGCCGTAAGAGCACCAGAAAGGAGCCCTCATGGGTTACATAAAGTTTAAAAATAAAAAGACCGTATCAAAGGTCATCGTGTCAGAAGAGAGTCCTCATGTGATCCGGATCACCGGAGACAATCTCACAGTAAATACTGACGGCTTCCGCCTCTACCTGGATGAGGGATGTAAATACCCGCTGGACAACGGCGAGTATGAGGCATACACAACTTTATTCCGCGCGGGTGACGGCTGGTATGAGCTGTCAAATGATGGCTCAGTATATATTGAGCCAGTTGCACCGGTGCAACCTGAACCGACCGAAGAGGAGCTTGCAGAGCAGGCACGGCAGCAGCAGATCAGTCAGTTGACTGCGCAAATCGATGGTCTTAAAGCACAGATCGCCGCCAGTGATTATAAAATCATCAAAACGTATGAGTACGCTCTCCTTGGAGAACAGACGGAATATGATATCGAGACTGTCCACGCAGAGAGACAGGCTCTCCGGGATCAGATCAACACCCTGGAGACACAGCTGGCAGAACTGACTGCAGAGTAGGAGGCTGCCTATGAGAGTGAGAGACGGTCCTACCCACAACTACATAGTAACCAAGAGCCATGAGCCGATTACTTCCTTTGCGGGAGTGACCGGCTTTTATAATGAGAAAGTGAGGTAAATATTATGAATGTAAGTGCAACCAAAATGACAATTTTGACAGTTTTAGGTGCTATCGGCAGTTTTATCGCCAACCTTTTTGGTGGATGGGGAGAAGACATGATCACGTTATTGATTTTTATGGGGACGGATTTCCTGTTAGGGGTATTGATTGCGGCCTTCTGGCAGAAGAGTAACAAATCCGAATCTGGTGCACTCAGCTCATACAGTGCATGGAAAGGGCTCGTTAAAAAAGGCGTAACACTATTGATTGTTCTGGTGGCACACCGGTTGGATATTATGTTAGGTACTGACTACATCCGGACAGCAGTAATTATTGCTTTCTGCGCAAACGAACTGATTAGCATTGTAGAAAATTTGGGAATAATGGGTGTACCTCTGCCGGTTGCTATCACAAAGGCAATCGAAATTTTACAGAACAAGTCTGATGTAAATAAGGAGGGATAAAAATGTTGACAGGAAATGGATTGTCAGAATATGCAAGAGTGCACCTGGGAACCCCGTATTTTTACGGGGCCAAGATCCCAGAGGGTGCTCTAACAGAACGCAAGATGAACACCATGCATGCCATGTATCCCAAAATGGTCACAGTAAATTATATGGCAAAGGCAAGGCGCAAGGGGCAGGTCGGCAAGGTCAATGTGGACTGCTCTGGACTGATCGCCGGATACCGGCAGCTTAACATCGGCTCTTATCAGCTGTATCAGACCGCGTACACCCGGATGCCGATTGCAAAGATCAATGATTTTGCGCCGGGGGTTGTCCTGTGGAAATCCGGGCACGTAGGTGTGTATATCGGAAAAGTAAACGGAGTACCTATGTGTATTGAAGCAAAGGGCATTAACTATGGTACAGTCATGAGCAAGGTATCCGCGACAAAATGGGTATATGGCTTGACTTTTAAGAATATGGATTACACCTACGATGTAAAAGTGCCGGGAACCTGGAAGGGAACCAACCCTTACACAGAGCCTACAACGACAGTGACCAGTCCTGCGCAGGCTCGCAAAATGGGTATTAAGACATACATATCCCGCGGTGATGCGGTCAAGTGGGTGCAATGGGAACTGATGGAAGCGGGTCTGCTGACGGAAGCTGACATCGACGGTATTTGTGGTCGGAAGACCGTAGCAGCAATCCTTAAATATCAGAAGTCCTGTAAGATCACAGCGGACGGACTGGCCGGACAGACCACCAGAAAGTATCTGGCTGCAGCTTAATCTATTGACGCTGTATTTATTATATGATAAAATATTAACAGTCTATATGTAAACATTTTCATTATCTTGGCGGAGAGTCTCGGGAAACTCTCCGCCTGTTCTCGTTTAAATGGCAAGTTAGGTGATAAAACTTTAGGCGAAATTACTGATATCAGCTCATTTATTGGTTCTAATAATTATATTGTGCCAAGTGACGGCTATATTAGATTGATTCCTACTTCTACGAGTGCTCCTATCGCTTTAGCGGATGTAAAAAACAACACGACACTAATTGAAGCTCACTATATCACTAGCATTTTTGCAAGAAAAGGAATTACGGTTAAAATTAGTGGTAACGGTAGAATTGGTTTTATTCCTTTAATTAATAAGTAATTAATTAACTAGCTTTCCATGCCGTCCAACCACTACTTGATTTATACCTAGTCTTTAGTGAACCATCATCTGAGCTAATTGCAAATTGCGCCTTATAAACAGTGGTAGATAGAATAGTTCCGATTGTAAAAACTATATTTGAAGTTGAAAAGGCATTATTTTTTGCAGATGGATAGACGTACCCAATGGAATATAGTGGCAAATCATTGCAATCAGTTAATTCGCTATCAGTACTAACAGTATAGGTTTTGAAATACGATGATACTGTTTCATTTGTTTTAGTTAAATTGCCAGTTAAAAAGTATACAGAGAATTATTCTTATAAATAATGTTTGAACAAGTAATCTAATAGTACACAATTATTTTGATAAAAATGATAATCGGACTTGACAAAATGATAATTATTATATACAATAAAATTGTCAGGTGTTTGTGACGCGGATGGAGGAGAATAAAATGGCAGTAAGAGTGGCTGATCAAATTGCGGAGTTACTCTCCCAAAGAAATATGACTCAGAAAGAATTGTCCAGAATCACCGAAATTACCGAGTCAGCGATTTCTCATTATGTAAAAGGAGATCGGGTGCCGAGAGGAGTAAATTTAATAAAAATTTCTAAGGCACTGGGAGTTACCACGGATTATCTTCTAAAATCAACTGAGGAAGAGGAAGAAAACAATCCGTTCGAAACAGTTAAAACACTGATTGCTAGAAATGCTGAAAGAATGACGGTGGAAGAGAGGATGGAACTTATGGGAATGTTGGTTGGGAAAAAATAGGAGGTTATATGCGCTTAGAAGATGAACAGTACGAGTATATAAAAACAACCGTGAGTGATACATTCATAGAATACGGAATAAAAAGTACACCGATAAGTGCGTTCGAGATGGCTGTAAAGATGGGAATTAAGGTTATCCCATATTCGGCATTAAGTGAGAGAAAAGAGTCTGCTTGTCTAAAACTTAGTAATGATGGTTTCCTAACGGAATTCGATGATCATACGTGGGTGATATATTACAATGATCATTGCCAAAGCTATGGCAGGATAAACCATACCATAATGCATGAAGTTGGACATTATGCATTAGGACATGTAAAAGAAGGGGAAGAGGAGGAAGCAGAAGCGGATTTTTTTGCAAAGTATGCTTTGGCACCGCCTCCACTGATACATAACATGGTGGAAAACATAAATCCTCTTTCAATCATGAAGAAATTCGACATAAGTTATGCGGCAGCTCTTTACGCTTACAAATACTACAAAAGTTGGTTACAATATGGACAAACTGAGTATACAGGATATGAGAGGAAAATGCTTTCTCAATTTTCTATTGCTTAGTTAGACTAAAATTAGGTATGTAAAAACCTGAATAGGTCATTACATAGAAAAAACCAAGCACACAAGATGCTTGGTCCTTGCTGAAAAGTACTACTACTGTTCAGCTGGTTTAAATTATAGCTTCGACACCTATAATTTAACACAGTGGCGCTCTTTTTGCAAGGATAACTTGTGGAAAGGAGTGGATTCGTATGTACATTTTTCGTACTTATATTACCACAAAGGATGGCACTAAACTGTATGCCAGAGATTATGGTAAGAGAGCGTTCCGCATCTGGGTTGGTCCCGGACCGGAACCTGTAAAGAGCAACTAGTAAACAGAACGGCTCATTATGCCAGCTGGATGTTGCTGTTCCTTCGTTAATAAGGAGATAGCTTATGGCTAAAACCAAATCCAGTGTGCGGGGAACGCAACACAAGAAAATCGTACCTGTAAAACCCTATGTCAGAAAAGATGGAGTTAAGGTTTCGGGACACAGAAGATCTACACCAAACTAAAGCAAAAAGGAACTGCGAAAGCGGTTCCTTTTCTTTGGATAGAATATAAAAGATTACGTAGAAAAATGGTGTACTAGTAACAAACTAGTAACACATTTCCTTAAAAAGCCTGATTTTACGGGATATTTTTATTTCCTATCTTAATAAAGTCTTAAAAATTCTACTATTTATACCAAAATCAGCCAAAATAGAAGAAAAATGCATCTGTAAATAAGTGGATTTTTGAAAAAATATTGATTTTGCACTGCATAGTGGAATATACTTCTTAAAAAGATAAATTCGTCCACTATTTTGTCTAGTCATGCCTTAAATAGTAGAATTTAGGATGCATAACAAAAGAGACAGCGTTATTTGCAAAAAGTGGAAACTAAAATAGTAAAAAAAGAGGATATAAACAACTTGTAAGGAGAATCATCT